ATGTTGAAGGTGCGTTTTTAGATTATGATGAACAAGATTCGCATCAAGGCGGTGAATATGTTTGTAATAAATGTTTTAATAAATTTGAGGAGACTAGAATGGTAGACCAGAGGAGAACAAGACATGACTGATAAAAAAGAATTCACAGTTTCAATTGTATGGGGAGAATTTACGGAATATGTTCCAATGTCTTATAGTTTCAAAACACAGGCAGAGCTTGACGCATTTTTATTGGGCGTTGAAGAAGCTCATGGTTGTGGAGTGATGAATTATATTGTTCATACAAAAGGAAAAGATCAAAAGTTTACGTTAAAAGAATTTGATTTAGATCAACGTGATTTATCAAGTGCGTTTTTAAAAGAGTGGGAAGAATATATGGAGACTAGACCATGACATTGACATACGAAAAACACGAAAGAAAATACTTCAATGATTTGAAAAGTAAACTAGAAGACGTATTTGAGGATTATGATTGTGAACTTAGTAAAAGCGCAACAGTTGGATATTTTACTGTTAGTTTTTATTCTGACAAACTACTCCAAAAATATAAGGAGACTAGACCATGAAAACTAAAGAAAAAGAAAAAAACGAAACATATCAATATGAGTGTATTTTAAATTTAGGGAAAGTGTATCCTTGCCGATACGCAAAAAGTAAAGAAGAATTTATTAATAACCTATTAGACGAATACAATACTGCGTGTAATGGACTATTTGATGTAAGGCGAGAAGATATTTCTAAAATAACTTCTGATGAGGAGACAGACAATGAGTGATATAGGAAACAGATGCGTCCATTGTGGTGCTGATACATCTTTTGGTAGCGGATTATTCGTTAATCGTATTCCTGCGGATGCCGATTATCAGGCAGAAGATTCTGAAGGTAATATAATCTTTAAAGACGGGGAGTATCGTGACGGATATGCCTGTGCTCCATGCATGGCCTTAGACTGTGACCGTTGTGATGTTTCATTTCCTTTAGATGAAGATATAACAGCAGATGATTGCGACCTTATGGAGTTTAGTGATGGTGCATACCGTGTCCATGAGTGTTGTTTAACTGAGGAAGAAACTAAAATTTGGAAGAAATTAAACTTTTAAATTAATTAACCAATAACGGAAAAATCCCGAGGTTTTTATCTCGGGATTTTTTTTGGCCAAAAATAGGGGTTGACAAGGTATGGGATAATATGTTATAATTAAGATACGGAGAAATCCTAATATACTCCGTGCTATTTGACATTGTGAATCAAACAAAAATAATTTTTTAATTTTAATTAAAGGACTAACTAAACTATGAAAAATTATAAATACAACGATGGCGGAAGAAAAGAAGCAGGATTTAAAGGCGAGGCAAGAGATTGTGTTTGTCGAGCAATAGTTATAGCGTCAGGAAAACCTTATCAAGAAGTGTATGATAGGTTAGCTGAAGGCAATGCTTCTCAAAGACGTAGCAAACATCAAAAAACTAAACTGCCTAAATCTGCTCAAAATGGAATTGATGTTTGGAGAAAATGGTTTAAAGATTACATGAAAGAGCTTGGATTTGAGTGGACGGCTACAATGCAAATTGGTTCGGGATGCAAGGTTCATCTTAAATCAGATGAGCTACCGAAAGGCCGATTAGTGTGTGTGGTGTCAAGGCATTATGTTTCTGTTATTGATGGAGTCATTAACGATACTCACGATTGTTCCAGAGAAGGAACACGATGCGTCTATGGGTATTGGAAACTAAAAGACTCTGTTACTTCTGCAACGAGCTGAATATCTTTTCCCAATCAATGTAAGGATATTCAAAGAACCCACCGAGGGGCTGAAGATTCAGCCCCTCTTTTTTTACGTCTAAAACTTGGGAAGCGTGGTACAGGTAGATAGAATCTGTTGCGTCCTCGACCATGATCCATGAGCGAGTGTCTTTGTTTTTTTGCAGGAAAGACACTTGATGCGGAGACAGGCGAATACTTCGGGTTGAGGTAATCTTAAGTTCAATAAAGTGAAAGTGGTATTCAGGGCAACGAACAAGCAAATCGGGAATACCTCTGGTGGCATAGGTATCAAGCTTTAAAACATCCCATTTAGGAAGCCTCCACAGATTGCTCCTAATCTTTTGGTAAAACTTCTTCTCCGTTCTTTTGATTTTCTTTTTCGTAATCTTCAGGGTTGGCTTGGTGTTCGATGACGATGGGCTCTGGATGATCTCCTCGAGTGTTTTCATTTCGTATTTCCTTTAACCTTTTTAAAACTTCATCTTTTGACATCTGGTCTATTGATCCGTGAAGAATTTCTTTTCTATCAATGTACAGTCCTTGAGCTTGGCCCCTTCGATACTCAGCCTGAACAGAGGCCGAGTAAGCTCCATTTTCTTCTGCTCTTCTGGATAAATCGTCTAATCTTTTAATGTGACGGTTATATGTGACGGCATATTTACGATCAAGTTCGGTTCGATATGTTTGCAGGGCACGAACAACATGAGGACTTTTGTAAGGGTTTAATAGTTCTGATGCACGAACATGGGCAGACCCTTTTGCATATCCTGCCTCAATTGCGGCCTCGGTATTGGTAATCTCTCCGTCCCGTGACACAAGGGCTTTGACAAACTTTTCTTCCTTTCGTGTCAATTGTTTACTGACACGTTTCTGGTAGGCTTTGTCATTTGGGTCAAGAGTAAGTAAAGCTTTAACTGGCATATCGGATATATCTTATAAAAAAGACCCCTGACTTTCAATAAAAAAGTCAGGGGCAAGGTAAAGGACGTACTATGAGTACATGTCGTGATCCAAGGGGTGAGGAGAGCCAAATGTGAACCCCTTAGACTATAGCCTCACGACAGGCTGTTGTTCCACTTTCACATTCGGCTGTTCTGTTCAATATCCTATATTGTAAGATATAACTACATATGTTACAAGATATAATTATATTTTACAGGGGATTTTTAAACATGATGTCATATATGGTTACATATCACACTTTAAACGAGGAAGGAACAGAAGAGGAGAGAATATTTACGTTTTCGTCAGGTAATTTTCTTGATTTTTTTATGATTATAAATTCGGAATGTGCCAGAAAAGGGATTAAATCGGTGCAAGATGTTGTTTCTATTGAAGAAATTGGAGAAAAAAGGGAAAAACTTGACAGGAACTCGATAATAGATCAGGCTAAAAACTTAATAAACGGAGAAAGAGAGACAACATATGGAGATCCTCTTGTAGCCCATGGGCATATTGCGAAGGGATGGAGTGCCATTCTCGGAGTAGAAAAAATCCCTCCCTCGACAGTCGCCCTGATGATGGCTTGGCTGAAAATTTCCAGAATTTTATCCAATAAAAAACATGAGGACTCTTACGCTGATGCAATTGGCTATATGGCGTTGTCTGCGGAATGTGCGGAGAAAGAAGATGGATATGAAAAAAAAGCGTTTAGCGTTCAGGAAAAAACGTCTCCAGAATTTGGAGAGGGTGAGAAGCAAAACGGAACAGACATTAACGAGGAATCCGAATGACCCTTCAAGTTGGGGGCGAGGGTTTTATGAGGATAATCTTGTGATGAAAAAAACGAATGGAGCGGTAACAGGACTTAGGGCCAGACACAGGATTGAAGGTGTTGTTATCCCCAAAGAAATATCAACGGTCTGTATAGAGTGTACGACTGTGCATCAATCACCTTTTAATGGAAAAAGAACACATTATGATTAGCAAAAGGAAAGAAGAGATACTGAAGAACCACTTAGATGTTATTTGCGATATTTTTGAGGAAAGCATTCCTAAAAATAAACCAACGACAAATGTCAGGGAGATACAACAGTATCAGGAGATACAAAGAATTAATTCGTTACTGACATCAATTAAACAATGTATTCATAAATTTTTAGAAGAGGACAAAATAAATGAACGATCAAGCAGTACGCCCATTACAATTAGCGAAGAACAAAAAAGAATCTATCGAAGCGTCTTTTGATGAAGCAATCTCTGCTTTGGAGAAAGTAAATCATTTTATAATAGACTTGATAAAAAAAGAAAAAATACAGAAAAAAACATTATTAAGGAAAAGCAATAAGTTAATTGACGACTCTATTGACCTGTTGATTGAAACTAAAGAGGAGTTAGAGAATGGACATAATCACAATCAAGGAATCCTCTTCAGGGAAGAAACAACAATTAGCGATTGATCTAAACCCAGAGGAAAAACACCAAGAAAAAAAGAAAGGATTTAAGGAAAGAATAAAAAGTTTTCTGAGACGTTTTGATCCAAGACCTGATTTTACTTTTAGAGAAGGAGAATAGAATGACTGTGTTAACTATTTTAAATAAAATTCTGGCGTTCATGGTGTGTGTGTCGCCTGTTGTGTTTGCAATAAAAATAAATCTATTAAGTCTGGCTTTGGCAGGGTCTTTTGTGTTCTGCATTTTGTGTGTGTTTATAGCATTTATTTTTTAAAGTTACCGCTGACGTAGCGGAGAAAACCCTCAGTTGATCCCCTGCTGAGGGTTTTCTGTTTTCTTAAGCAAGTGTCGGATTGTTCCAGAAATGGTTCTGTCTTCTTCCTCACTTTTCCTCTTAAGAACATTATAAGTATCAATTGATAAAGCAACTGATTTATATTTACTTGAATCCATGGGTGTATCCTTTATAAAAATTTATATATAATATAAGATAATTTATTATATTATGTCAACAACTTGGCCCCAACTTTCCCCCATTTCAAGGTCGCATCGAGAAGGGATTTCAAGGGGAATAGCTTTTTCCATAATATCTTTAATGTGCAACGCTTCTTCCTTGCAATGAACACTGCAACACAATTCGTCATGCACCTGTACAAGAGGGACAATCCCCTCCTTGTAAACGTCTACCATTGCCTGTTTAGTCATATCAGCCGCCGAGCCCTGAATAAGCTTGTTCAGGCTCTTGTAAGTGTAAGCTCTTTTGAGGCGCGTGGTCGCACCGTACTTCTCCTGTGCCTCTCTCTTAGTATAAGCTTTTGTCAGATCAAAGGTATCAGGCTCCCATTGGTCAAAGGTTAACCGTCTTCCTCTTAAGCTTCTTAAGTAGGCTTCATCTGTTTTTTGTTTATTGAGCCGTGTAATAAGGGCCTGTTGCAATCCTTTAACAAAGGGGACCCGAGAGTGATATTGTGCGGTAAGGTCTTTAGCCTCCTCAAAAGACAAATCAAGTTGTTCTGAAAGCTTTTTAACGCCCATACCATACATCATGGCAAGGTTAATCGTCTTGGCTTGCTTTCGAGGAATATCAGCCATTTCAGCCACTAACGTATGAAAGTCTGTTTCGGGGTCGTTCTGGTAATTAGAAACAAATTCATCAACGCCTTCAAGTTGAACCGCGTTTTTCTGCCAATCATTATATACTTTAGCGTAATGAACAAGAATCCGTGGCTCTTGTTGGCTGAAATCAATGCTCGCCCACGTGTCTCCTTCTTCAGGAAGAAACAGATTTCGTACAGAAATAAGCGTTCCTTTACCATAGGTGGGAATCTGCTGTAGATTAGGGTTATTCATCGACAATCTGCCTGTAACGGTTCCTACTGCGTCCCCTCTAACTTGGTTAATATGGGAGTGTATACGGCCGTTTACGGCATGGTTCTGAATGGTATTGATAAATGTGCCGTTAATTTTATTTAATTCTCGCGCTTTAGCAATTAAATTAGGTATTTTATGGGTATGCTGAGTAAGAAACTCTCGGGTAAACGAGGGGGTTCCTTTTGGTGTTTTAGGGTATGGAAGTTGTTGCTCTTTAAACACAATCTCAATACTGTGCGCTGACCATATCGCTACATCTAAGTTTGTAAGACGTTTAATCTCATCGAGAACTTCCTTCTCCTCCTTTTCAAGCATCTTTTGTGTTCTTTCTGCTCCTTGTATGTCTACGCGAATGCCTTTCTTTGTCATGTCAACTAAACACGGTAAAAGCTCCGTTTCTAAATTAAAAACAGTCGTTAAATCTTCTCTTTCTATTTTAGTTTTAAAAGTGTTCCAAAGATCAAGAGTTAACTCGGCATCCGTTTCTGCGTAGCCTCCGACAAAGTTAGCCGGCATCTTCCACATTTCTGACTTGGCATCTAAACCAAATTCAGTTGCGGCTTGAACAAGACCCTTTTCTGATTTTGTTTTACCGAGATAATCAAAGGCAACGGCGTTCAGACTGTAAGAAAAACGGTTCTCGTCAAGAAGACTTGCAACAAGCATTGTGTCAATAATTCGGCCCTCAACTTTATGCCCCATAGCTCTCAACCAACCTACATCGTACTGAGCATTGTGAAACACTTTATCGCACGGAAGAGCCAACATATCTTTGAGCCACAAATTAACCAAACGCTCATCCAGATTTCCTCCTCCCATATGCTTAAGAGGGAAGTATCCTTTAAACTCATCTGTGGCTACGGCAACACCTACAACCTCACCGTTCCCTGTCGGCCACCCAGGGCCAGAAGAACGGAGGTCAGGGTCGCGTGTTTCGAGGTCGATTGCTATTTTTTTAGCGTTGCTGAGATCGGGGAAGCTTTCAGGAGGTGACCATGAGTCTACCGTATCTATTCGGGCCAAATTTAAAATTCCTTGTTCCATATCAACTACTTAACACACTTTTTATATTTATACAATTAAATAAGATTTATCGGGATCTTTTGGGTAAAGTATGTAAAGACTGTTTTTTGTTCGGGTTACGGCCACATAAAACAAACGATGCAAGGCATCTTTGTTGTACCGTGTTTCGCGTTCTGAGGCAGAAGAAATATCTGTCAGGACAACCACGTTATCGGACTCAGCCCCTTTTGCTCCGTGGATAGTTGAAAGAATAATACGAGGTTCTCTGCCAAGCTTTTCTTTCTTCTTTAAAAGAGAGACGATGTATGTTTCCTGTTCATCTTTAATTAAATCAAGCGCATCTCTCCATATAACGTCCTTGTCTACGAGCAAACCGTGATGCTCCTTAAGGTCTTCGTATGTAAATGTCTCTGTATCAAATTGTCCGTGTATTGTTTTCTTCCCACGTTTTATGTGCACATCGTTACCAGACATAAACTTATATATTTTTTGTGCCGTTTTAAGATCAACACGTTCTCCTTTTCTAAGCGTCTCCCATCCTTTGATAGCCTGTAAAACAGGCTGACTTACAGAAAGATTGCCGTATTGGTCTTGAAAAAACAATCCGTGTACTCGTAGTTCATCGGATATTTCTCTCAGCATAAAAGCACATTGGGACAGGATTAACCATTTTCCCTCTCCCATCTTTTCGTAAGGAGGATTATACATGCGATGCACTTCTCCTTCAGAAGGTGTCGAAGAATATTCTTTAGGAAAGCGATTACCTTTTGATACCTGTTTAATTATTCTCTGAGCAATCTTGTGGGGCTCTACAGGTACGCGGTAAGATTGAGAAAGAACTTCTGCTCCGCTATCTAAATTTATAAAATGTTGAGGAGAAGCCCCCGCCCATGTAAAAATTGCCTGGTCGTCATCTCCCGCGCATATCATTCTTTCTGTTTTCTTATCTAAAATTGCAGCAATGTCCCATTGAAGAGGGGACAAGTCCTGTGCCTCGTCAAGTAAAATTAAATCAAACTCTGGACAAGTCGCAACTGCATCCGTCAGGAACATCTCGAGCATGTCGGTAAAATCATACAAAGACTGACTCTTTTTAAAATTCTCATAACTTTCTGAAACGTATTCAACTTCGTGCCAACGCAGACTACCGTGTGTAGACGTATTGTATTCCGTTCTTAAGGGTGTTTTCTTGACCCGTGCGCGGTGAATAAGGGACAGTATCGGACTGTTTCTTATGTATCCTCTGTCTTCAACATCCTCTGCCTCTACGCTTCCAAGAGATACAAGGCGAACCTGAGATGCAAATTGTTTAATCTCTTTATCACCAAGACAACGCATCCCTCTTTCGTCCATACAATGCTTTGAAAAACTATGAATTGTTTTAAACCAGAAAAGATCCTTTTCTGCATTTTTAAAACCAAAACGTCTGCCTGCTCTTTCTCTGGCTTCGTCACAGGCCTTGTTCGTAAAACTGAGAAAGGCAATTTTGTGAGGGGAAACTCCTTTTTCAAGAGCGTCTGACACTTTGTTTATTAACGTGGTTGTCTTCCCTGTGCCTGGAGGGCCAAATATACGAAACATTAGAATGGACTCTTTTCTTGCTCATCAAACTTTTTAGGATCAATTTTTATATCTTCTTCAAAGTTAGCCGGAATACTCCACACGCGAAGCGCCTTACCTTTAACTTTTAACATCACAGGCATACCGCCTATGTCTTTAACTCTTTGGGCTACCTGATGTCTTTTATAATCGTAAAATTTGTTCTTTTTTAGATGGTCCATTAAATCTTTTATACGAAAATACGTTAAAGACCTTTCCTCATCTGTCCACGCACGGCGAAGATAAATTTCGTCACGACTTTCTGCTTTCTGCAAATGATGAGAAAATTCCTCTAGATATTCATAAAACTGTCCGTCTATATTAGAATCCTCGGAGGCCTCCATTATCGCTCCTTCTGTCTCTAACATATTAGACAGAAGACCGTTTAATCGAGTCTCCCATTGCGGTTTGCTAATTGTAGGAGGAACAAAATTTAACTGTTCAAGACAAGACTTTTGGAACTTCGCTTGAACCATAAGGCTTTCACTATCGAGCTCAACCGGATGAGAGTTAACATCTAAAAACCAAAGCGGTGGGTTACTGTTATACTTTCTTAAGTTTCCCATTGCCGTGTTAGTGACAAGAGATTGAACCCCAAATTTGCGTGTCGCGCATAACTCCTTGTTACAAAAGCTTTTTATAGGTTGGTCATTGCATTTATAAGTGTAATCTTTTTTCTCAAGTTGCTTGGCAACGGCGTTCATTTCATTCAAATCTAAAGGAGGGTCAAAATATTTCGCATTGTATCTGGATATTTCCTGACTCCATGATTTAGGAAATGCTTTTCTTAAGTAAACCCCAACATTAAAAAGACCGTTGTTCCGTGAGCCCTCTTCAAACCCTTGTTTAAATAGTGCCTGGAGACACGGTGGAACGTCTTTGAAATCTTCGTCAGGTTCATTTTTAATTTCAAACGCAAGGATTTCATCAGGGGCTTTTGCGTAGTGATCGTATAAATCAAAAAACTCTTGCAGGGTTCCTCCGCTTCCATCGTCTTTAATAACGTAACGAAGTCCCATCTTCTCATCATAGTAAGGAAGATTAAGAAAATTTCCTGTGTCGCCTTTTTCTACGTTTAAAAAAACCTGTTTAGGAAAAATCTCTGAGCCATTATACCCCAAAGCAGAGGCCATATCCTTAAGAGTGTCCTGCATGTCTTTAGCTGACATCCACTCCTTGCTAAATAAAAATATGTGAGCGCCCCCTGATTTACTGCGACAGACAACAAGTGGTAACTCTAAAGTCCTTATTTTTTCAACTAAAACCTTGTGGTCAAGACCAACGTATTCATCTACATCAATACATCCCCAGACGCATTGACTCTCCTCGTTAATGGGAATAATACCAATTGCTGACCCCTTACCTGACAGATGCTCTTCCCAAAGCTCCGTGGTGCGTGGAGTACGAACAATAGAAGCTTTACCTGTTTGTTTACCATTCTTATTACCAGATACGGCATACGTTCCGTAAGCAAGCTCCAGACCTCTAAATATATGTTCAAATTTATCTGATTCTGTGGACACAAATCACCTATCAATAAATCAGGGGTTTTTACGCCCCTGATCCATCCAGAAAAGTTAAAACGGTATGTCTTGTGATTCAGCGCCTTCTTCCGTATGTTTTACGGTTACTTCGCCTTCTGCAATTGACTTTTCAAATAACTTAGCTTTCTGATAAGCTTCAGCGTTTTCCACAACGCCTTCTAAAGATATGTCCCATCCAGACCATTTACCTTTAGAGTTTTCCTCGTCAACGGTTTTCATTCTGTACACATAAGCATAAGAAGGAGGGTCGAAACTTTTACCGTTTTTATCCTTCATTGTCTGAGACAAAATCGTTGAGAGCCATTTCTTCGATTTTTTAAGTTGTGTCGATTTCATAGAAATCAAAGCAGTCGAAGAACTGCCATCATCGTTTAAGACCACAACGTAATGTTGAGCCGTTTTATCTATGTAATCTCCATTTCCATCAACAACATAGTCCTTATTATCTTCCGCACTACGTTCGTATTTTGGAATGTTTGGATCTCCTGCAGAATACATAGCAATAGGTGCACCTGTTCCTGTGCCGCGTGAAGCCCAATGAATATACTTACTTTGGAACAATACAGGCAGTACGCGAATGCCTTCTTTTCCAGGGTAGTTTTGATTGGTGACCGAATTGTATATATCACCCTTCTTTGCATCGTCAGGTATATCGTCCATCCCAGACCATATTTTTATAAAAGGCAAAGCAACATCGTCCTGAGTTATGCCAGAAAGTCCTGCTCCTGCGTCTTGTGCAAATATGTCTGCGTCTAAAACGGCAACTTCGTTATTCGTGTTCGTTGTTGTTACATCTTGTTTCGCCATTACTGTTTACCTCCTTTGATAGTAGCGTGGTCAATGACTGTTACACCCATAAATTCAGGAAGGCTAACGCCCTTCTCGATCTGTTCTTTAGCCCAAGCTTTTCCCGTCATCGGGTGAACCTTAGAATCTTCCTGTACAGGCAAGTTTTCTTGCAAGGCGAGTGTCTTAAATTTTTGAGCTGTCTCATCCTCGCCCTTACCAAAATCAATTGAGACAGTGTTCTTGATAATGTCGTAATGTCCGTTTTCTCGAAGATAATGCAAAGCGTCCTCTTTATTTTCAACTTTTGGACGGAAAGAATATATCTTCTTAACAGAAATTTCTGCTCCGTTTTTCATTACAAACTTTTTCATACCTGCTTCATTCATCAACTCAGGCAGGCGGTCATCTGTAAGAATACGAAGCTCCGCTTTGTCTTTCTTAAGTATATCTTCACGCATTTCAATTTTCTCTTGCATTTCAACAATACGTTCAGCAACGGAAGATATAGAGTTTAAATTGTTGTCTTTGATTTTAGGTGCAGAGATATCTGCATCCTCTTTCATAAAATCGGGTACTTCGACCATCGTTTTTCCTCATTCTTGGTTAAAAATTCACTACTTGTTTTTGAGTAGTAAATCATATATATACTATTTTATATTAAAATCAAGGAGAAAATGTGTGAATTATGAGTATAAAACACAACCGTTCAAACACCAGGAAAGAGTCTTTAATCGCTCGAAAAGCCTTAGACATTATGCGTTTTTCCTTGAGATGGGAACCGGAAAATCTAAAGTTACCGTAGATACAATGTCGTATTTATATGAAAGCGGCAAAATAGACACAGTGCTTATTGTGGCCCCTAAAGGTGTGTATGAGAATTGGATTAAGAACGAAATACCAAAACACATGCCAGATAGAATTGAGCCCCTTGTTGTTAAATGGCAACCAAATTTTACCAAAACATTTAAAGAACAGATGCATCAGGTAGCGACCAGAAGCAAAAGAAAAGACGAAAAACTGCATGTTCTTGTGATGAATGTCGAAGCATTGTCAACACGTAAGGGGATAGAGGTTGGTACATATTATTTATCTCAGAACCCGAATAATTTAATTATTGTGGACGAAAGCACCACTATTAAGAACAAAGACGCAGAACGCACTAAATCTATTATTAAATTAGGTGAGCTCGGAAAGTACAAAAGGATTTTAACAGGCTCTCCTGTAACTAAGTCGCCCTTGGACTTGTTTTCTCAATGCAAGTTTTTAGACCCCAATATTCTTGGGTTTGACAGTTACTATGCGTTTCGTAACCGATACGCTTTAATGAAACGTATGTCGTTTGGCGGTAAAAGTTTTGACCAGATTATTGGATACAGAAGAATAGAAGAGCTACAGGCAAAAATACATGATTACAGTACTAGGATTTTAAAAGAAGATTGTCTGGATTTACCTGATAAACTTTACCAGAAACGCTATGTTCCGTTGAGCGCGGACCAAAAGAAAGTCTACGAGCAGATGAAAACGCTTGCTCTTGCCCAGATAGACAACGGAGAGTTGGCAACTACAACAAGTGTTTTAACGCAGATAATGAGATTACAACAGATATGTTGCGGGTTTTTGCCCCCTGATGACGGTCAAATAAAAGAACTAGAGAACGGAAGATTGAAAGAACTGTTATCTATATTAGAGGAAGTAGACGGAAAAGTTATTATCTGGGCAACGTGGACGCATGATATTAAAAAAATAAAAAAAGCAATTGCTGAAAAATATGGAGAACAAAGTGTAGCAACTTTTTATGGAGATACCCCT